TGCCGTCGCTGATGAAGGTTTTTTTTGGCTCGAAGAAGATTGTCCAGTTTGCGCCGCGCAACCCGGAAGACGTGGCGTCCGCCGAGCAGGCGACCGACTACATCAACCACATCTTCCAGAACGACAACAACGGCTTCCTGATCTGCTACTCGGTCTTCAAGGACGCCCTGCGCGGCGCGCTCGGCATCGCAAAGTACGTCTGGGAGGAGCGGGTCGAGGTCAAGACCGAGTACTTCACCGGGCTCGATGACTCGGCGCTGACGGTGCTGCTCTCGGAGCCGGATGTCGTGGGTAGCGCCATCTCGGCGATGGACGACCCGTCGTACCAGCCGCCGGTGGACCCGATGACGGGCGCGCCGGTGGTGGACCCGATGACGGGCCTGCCGCCGCCGGCGCCGCAGATCTACTCGGTCGAGCTCAAGCGCGAGACCAAGAACGGCCGGGTGCGCATCGAGGCGATCCCGCCCGAGGAGTTCCTGATCGACCGCCGCGCGCGCTCCGTCGAGGACGCGACCCTGGTCGCGCACCGGCGGATGATGCGCGTCTCTGACCTCGTGGCGCTCGGCTACGACAAGGATGAGGTCGAGGCGCAGATGGGCGTCTACGAGCTCGACACGAACGACGAGTACCTGGCGCGCAACCCCTACGCCCAGTCCTATGGCCCGGGCGGCACGCAAGACGACAAGCGCGTGCTCTACTGCGAGGCCTACATCCGGGTCGACTACGACAAGGACGGCATCTCGGAGCTGCGCAAGATTTGCACCATCGGCCCGAGCTACAAGATGGTGATGAACGAGCCGTGCTCGCACTCGCCGTTCGCGCTCTTCTGCCCGGACCCGGAGCCGCACGCGCTCATCGGGCTCTCCATGTTCGACATGACCGCCGACCTTCAGAAAATCAAGTCGGCGATCATGCGCAACATGCTCGACTCTCTGTCGCTCGCCATCCACCCGCGGGTGGGCGTGGTTGAGGGGCAGGTCAACATGGACGACGTGCTGAACACCGAGGTGGGCGGCGTCATCCGTATGCGTCAAGCCGGCGCGGTCCAGCCGTTCGCCGTGCCGTTCGTCGGCCAGGCCGCCTTCCCGATGCTTGGGTATCTCGATGAGGTACGCGAGACCCGCACCGGCATGAGCAAGGCCTCGATGGGCCTCGACGCCGACGCACTCCAGAGCACCACCCGCGCGGCGGTAGCCGCGACGGTAAGCGCAGCGCAGCAGCACCTTGAGCTGATCGCCCGGATTTTCTCCGAAACCGGGATGCGCGCCCTGTTCAAGGGCATTCTCAAGCTCGTCGTAGAAAATCAGGACCGAGCGCGGGTGGTGCGCCTTCGCAATCAATGGGTGCCGATTGACCCGCGGTCTTGGAACGCCGACATGGACGTCGAGGTGGACGTCGCGCTCGGCGGCGGCACCGAGGAGCAGCAGGTCTCTGTGCTGACCGCCATCGCCCAGAAGCAGGAGCAGATCCTGCAGACGATGGGGCCGCAGAACCCGCTCGTGACGCCGCAGCAGTACCGGAACACGCTCGCGCGTCTGGTGCAGGCATCTGGATACAAGAACGCCGACGAGTTCTTCTCGAACCCGTCGCTGATGCCGCCGCAGCCGCCCCCGCCGCCCCCGCCGCCTGACCCGGCGATGATCTTGGCCGAGGTGGAGCGCCAGAAGATCATGGCGGACATCCAGAACAAGCAGGCGGAGCTGGAGCTCAAGCGCCAGCAGATGCTGCTCGAGGATGACCGCGCGCGCGACAAGCAAGAGGCGGAGATGATGCTGCGCGCCTACGAGATCCAGCTGAAGAGCGGCACGGCGGTGGACGTCGAGAGCATCAAGGCGATGATGGCCGAGCCGCGCGTGGCGAGCCCGAGCGTGCAGCGCCCGGTGCTGCCGGAGATTGTCCCGTTTGAGCCGCCGCCGGTTGCGCCGATGGCGCCGCCGGTTGGGTGATGGGCGATGCAGGAGCTGATTGTCCCGGCGCCGCCTAACCCTAACCTGGCGCCGCAGGCATACTTCCCGCAGTACCACAACCAGCTCAACAACCAGTTGAGGCTCTACCTCAACACCCTGGCGAGCAACGAGCGCGAGATTGTCGAATTCATCAACGGCCTGACGAACTTGAACCTACTAAGCAAAAACAATTTTGACGCATTCGGGCGCCTTCGCGTCTCGCAGCCGTTTACGCTGTTCGACAGCCAGAACCGCTACGCGGCGGACCCGTCGTTTGATACATCGCTGACGGGCTCGGGGACCTCGACGTTCCTCGCCAACGAGTCGGCGGTGAGCCTAGCCGTGACCACGGCGTCGGGCGACAAGGTGATTCGGCAGACGAAGCGGTACTTCCCGTACCAGCCTGGGAAGAGCCTCGCATTACTCATGACCTTTGTGATGGCCGCCGGAAAGGCGAACCTGCGCCAGCGCGTCGGGTACTTCGACTCGAACAACGGGCTTTTTTTGCAGCGCAACGGGACTGAGCTATCGTTCATCATCCGCACCTACACCGGCGGATCTGCCGACGACACCCGAAAGGTGGTCCAGTCTGCATGGAACGGCGACCCGTTGGACGGCAGCGGCGCGAGCGGCATCACGCTCGACACCACCAAGGCGCAGATACTTTTTGCGGACTTTGAGTGGCTCGGCGTTGGGTCGGTGCGCGTCGGGTTCGTTATCGACGGCCAGTACATCACGGCGCACACGTTCGACAACGCCAACGAGGTGACGTCGGTCTATATGCAGACCGCGACGCTGCCGCTGCGAATCGAGATCGAGAACACGGCCGCGACCGCGAGCAGCTCGAGCATGAAGCAAATCTGCTCGACGGTTATCTCGGAGGGCGGCTACGAGCAGACCTCTGTCGAGCGCGTGGCCCGAAGGTCCACGACGCTCACCGGAATCGGGACATCGTTTGTCCCGCTGGTGTCGATCCGGCTCGCGTCCGACTCGCTCGGGGCGGTGATTTTGCCAAAGCAGGTGCGCGTGCTTCCGATCGCCAACGGCGATTACGAGATAGCGCTGGTCAGGAACGCGACGCTCACCGGCGCGTCCTACGATACGACGACCTTTGCCAGCGTGGACTTTGATGTGACCGCGACCGCCATGTCTGGCGGGGACATCGTGCTGAATGAATACGCCACGGCGACCAACCAAGCCGCCGCGCAGGCGCAGAACGATTTGCTCTATAACTTTGATATGCAACTCGGCGCGACCATCGCCGGGACGAGTGATGTCTACACGGTCGCCGTCAGAGTCTTGAGCGGCACCGGGTCTGCCATCGGTTCATTGGCCTTTTATGACTTGTCGGAATAGGTGACGCATGAGTAACGCATTCATGGGGCAGAGACAGCAGGCCTCGCCGATGGGCTTCGGCGGCTACAGCGGCGGCTACGACCCGTTTGGCGGCGGCTATGGCGGCGGAATGGGCGGATACAACCCGTTCGGCGGCGGCTATGGCACGCAATTCGGCGGCTATGACATGGGCGGCGGAGGCGGCTTTGGCGGCTACGGCGGCGGGATGCGCGCGCCGGCCTACGAGCCGACCATCAACGACGCATTCTCCCGCTACTTCTCGCAGCAGTACTATGGCGGTCCTGCCTTCGACCCGTTCGCGGCGACGTCGTTTTTCGGCGGCGGCTACGGCGGCGGATTCGGCTTCGGCGGCGGTGGTCGCCGTGGCGGCGGGATGGGCGGCCGGATGCGCCGCCGGCGGCAGATGTTCGAGGACCTCTTCCAGCCGGAGAATACGCCGCTGCCGCAGCCGATAACGGCCAGAGATGACCTCGCGCGGATTCAGCCGATGCCGATCGGCGGCGGCGCGTACCAGCCGGGTGGCGGCGGGCAGCGCGTCGAGATGGGGGCGGCACAGCCCATCACGGGCGGCAGTTTGTTCTCGTCGCTTACCTCAACTCAACCAACTACGCCTTACAGCACAGTCAACCCGTATGCCAACGAAACAGATGCACAAAGAAATGAACGCATAGGCTTAATGACGGGGCGAGTGTTTAGTAGCGGCGGCATTGGTGCGCCACGAGGCACAGGCGGAATAACTGCCAATATGAGCGGCTTTGGGCCATACACGCCGCAGCCGTACATGGGTGAGGTTGATTCCATCATGCCGGTGCAGGTGCAGGACACGCCGGTGTATGCTCCGACCGGGCCGTCATACTTCGACGATCGATTCTTGAGCCGAGGAGGCATGTACCGATGAAGACCGGACTCTACGCAAACATCAACGCCAAGCGC